CTAGGCGATGATTTCGATGCTCGCGGGGGGCGACAGGCCAAGGCTGCCGATCTGGCGCACCCGGACCGTGACCGCGCCGGGGCCGTGGGCCGCGATCGTTGCCGCCGAAACGATCAGCGCGCTCGCGCCGGTTTCGGCGATCGGCGCGTCGGCATCGCCGATCGTCACGCGATAGGCCTCGCGGTCCTCGCCGATCGGCGCATCGACCCCGTCGCGCCAGGCAAAGCCCGCGCGGCTGCGCCGCACCCAGCTCAGCGCGACGCTGCCGTCGGCGGCGATGGCGGCCGTCAGGTGGGCGGGCGACAGCGGATGCCCGGCGCGGATCGGCGGCGGCGCGCGCGGATCGGGCTCGGGATCGGCGATGCCGGCGATGCGCAGCGCGCCGCCGCCGGCAACGTCCGAGGCATCGATCGCGACCAGCGCCGGCGCCGCGATCACGATGAAATCCTCTCCCGCCGCATGCGCCGTTATCGCCGCCTCGCTCCCCGCGCGCCCGCGCAGCAGTTCGCGCAACCGCCAGCGCGTCGGTGACACCGGCTCGGCGATGCCGAACTGGATCAGCTCGCCGCCGAGCAAGGCGAGGTTGCGCCCGGCGAGCAGCATCGCATCGTCGGCATTGCTCAGGGCCATCCGCTCATGGAGCAACTCGACCTCGACGCTCGCGCGGCGATCGAACAGCGCCGCGCTGCCTGCGGGCAGCACGCCCGCCGCGCTGCCCATCACGCTCTCGATCCCGATCCGGCCTGCCCCGCCTCGTTCCAGCCGCCCTCGATCGCGACATCGGCGCCGCGCCAGCCGGGCGCGGTGCCGGCGGCGACGACATGGATCGCGCCGTCGCCGCGCGGCGCGACGATTGCGGGCAGGTCGACAAAGCGCCAGTGCGTCGGCGGCACCGGCCAGTCGGGCTCGAACACCGGCGCGCCCGGATCGACGCCGCCGCCGTTCGCGATGCGCTCGCCGCCGATCGCGGGCGCCAGCGTCAGCGCGGCGCCGCCGGCATCGATCTCGCATTCGGCCAGGCGCCAGTCGCCGGCGACATCGCCGACCGCGACCGCGTCGCCGGGGCGCAGCGCCAGCGCCGCCATCCCGGCGCGCAGCGACAGCCGCACCGATTCGCCGCGCCGCGCGCGTGCGATCCGGCGTGCCGCGCGCCGCGCGCCCGCGGCATCGATCGCCGCGGGAACGTCGATCCGTTCGCCCTCGTCGCCGCGATCGACGCCGCCGTCGGAGACCACCGCGCGCTGCGCTCCCGCCTGGTAATCGCGCGCCGGGTCGTAATGGCGCAGCGTCACCGCGCCGGGTCGCCGGTCGCTCGCGAGCCGCTCGACCCGGACCGGAGCCGCCGCCGCGATCGGCACCGCGCCGCCGCCGCCCGCCGCCGCCAGCACCGGCGCTTGCGGCGCGCCGGTCCGCGTCAGACCGCCAAGCGTGACGAGCGGCGAGAGCGCCGCTGCGATGCTCGCCCCTTCGGCGGCATAGCCGGTCAGCGCCACCGCGCTGTCGGCCGCGAACGGCGGCGGCAGCAGGTCGCGCGCGACCGCACCGACGTCGATCGCGCCCTCGTCGGCGATCACCTCGAAGGTCAGCGCGGGAATGCGGTTGCCGTAATCGCCCAGCGCCATGTCCTCGAACACCGCCAGCGCCAGCCCGCGATAGGCGGGGCACTGGCCGATCCCGACCGCGCTCGCGATCAGCGGGTCGACGCCCTGGTCCTCGTCGCCGGCAAACCACCGAAAGCCGGTGCGCGTCTTGAAATCGCCGGCGCCGCCGCGCAGCAATTTGCCGTCGGCCCAGATCCGCGCCACCCGCCCCGCGCGCCGCGACGACAGCGCCACCGCGAACGACGCCGAGTAACTGTAGCTCGTCGTCTTCTGCTGGCCCTTGCCGCCGCTCGTCGTCTTGGCTTCCTTGAGGTCGGTCGCCCATACCACCGTCCCGGCGACGCGCACGCGCCCGTAAAGACGCGGGATCGCGCTGCCATAGGTCGACGTCTGGATCCGCAGGTCGCTGAGGCGCGGCCCCTCGCGCGGTTTCGCCGCGAAGACGCTGCGGTCGACCGCCCCGCCGATTGCGGCGCCGACCATGCCGCCGATCGGCCCGCCGATCGCGGTCCCGACCGCGGTGAGAACCAACGTCGCCATATGCGTTATCCTTCCCCCGCTTTTGCTTCGCATCGCTCGAAACAGCTTCGCGGCACGCGCCACAGTCCGACCACCGCGCCCTCGGGCAGCCCCGGCGTCTCGACGACGCGCCCCAGGCCGCGATGCGCATGGACGCAGCTTGCGGGGCCCGCGACCGCCAGATGGAACTGCTCGCGCCCGCAATCGATCAGGACGATATCGCCCGGCTCGGCGCGCGCGACGCGCTTGAGTCCGCACGCGCCGAGCGCCTGGTTCCACCCCGCCGCGCTGCCGCCGCGCAGGCCGTAGCGATCGGGGCCGGCCACGCTCGCCCCCGCCGTCCGCGCCGCGACGAGCGCGACGCCGACGCAGTCGAGCCCGTAATCCGGGTCGCGCCCGTGCAGGCGAAAGCGGCACCCGACCAGCGCCCGCGCCGCGTCCCAGATGCGCGGCCCCGCCGCGTCAGCCACCGGGATAGCGCGTCAGCAGGTCGGTCCCGGGCAAATGCGGCTCGCCGCGAAAGTTGGCGGCATTGGCAAAGCGCCCCGAACAGGTCGCCAGTGTCCGGTCGCAGCCCTCGCTCAGCTCGACCGCGACCGGCAGCGGCGGCATCGCGCGCAGCGGCTCGGCGAGCTCGATCCGGCCGCCGTCGTCGGCGACGATCGCCGCGCCGGTCCCGGTCAGCGGCCCGTCGAGCCAGCGCAGCCGGCCGTGCGCATAAAGCCCCGCCGCGACCGGCGCCGCCAGCGTCAGCAGCGCGCCGTCGATCGCGACCACGCTTGCGCGGACGCGTCGCCCCGCCATGTCGACGCGGCACGCGCTGTCGCCCAGCGCGGCGCGGCATCCCGGCGCGGTGAACGGCACCGCCGGCGCCTCCAGTCGCGCCTCGAATCCGCGCAGCTCGGCGGAAAAACCGCTGCCCTCGCGCGTCACCGCGCCCAAAGTCCCCGCCGCCACGACCACCGGCGGCGCCGCCTCGTCGTCCCAGTCGACCGCCGCCAGCGTCACCCGCGCGCCGTCCCAGCGCCCGGCGTCGAGGTCGGCGGCGGCGATCGCGGCATCGGTCAGCGCGCCGGCGACGTCCATCGTCGCCGCGTCGAGGCTCGCCGACAGCCTGACCGCCGACGGCTTCATCCCAGGCGCCGACCGATAGACCAGCCCGCCGCGCGCGATTGCCCGGTCGTGCGTGGTGAAGCCCAGCGCCGCCCCGTCGCGCCGTTCGACCAGCCAGCACCAGGCCAGCGTCACGACCTCGCCCGCCAGCCAGTCGGGCGCGGCGCTCACAAGATCCTCCCCGGCAGGGGGCGGGGGACCATGCGCGGCATGGTGGAGGGGTCATGCGCCGACATCGTCCTCATAGCGTCCGCACCTCGACCAGCGGCACGCTCGCGATCTCGCCGGCGAGGAACGTCGCGCGGCTCACCGCCAGCCGCTCCTCGGCAAAGCGCACCGGCACGTCGAAGGTGAAGTCCGCCGCGATCGCGACCCCCGCGCCGGGCGCCTCGTCGAACGCGATCCACCCGCCCGGCTCGACCGCCCAGCCCTCGGACTGCTCGACGCCGTCCAGATAGACGCGCACGGTGCCCGCCACCGGCAGCGCGATGCGCCGCGCCTGCGCGTCGTCCCGCTCGCCGCCGCCGCGATAATGTTTGACCAGCGCAAAGCGCGTCTCGGCGCCGTCGCCGCTGCCGATGTCCTCGCCCGCGCCGGCATGGTCGAACGGATCGCGAAAGCGAAAACCGCGCACCGGCCCGCGCCGCGCGCGAAAGAAATCGATCAGCGCGGCGACATCGGCCTCAGATCGCACCCCCGGCCCGGCATCGTAGCGCATCCGCGCATCGGCCCAGTGCAGCACGCGCTGCTCATGGCCCGATCCGGTCTCGACGATGTCGGCGGAAAACTCGGTCACCGCCTCGGCCTCGCGGCCGATCGCGATCGGGAAATCGACCGCATCGAATCCGTGCATATCCTCTCCTGTCGCAAAATGCGTGAAGCCGTCGCGCAGCACCTGCGGCAGCGCCCAGACATAGCTCGCCGCCACCCCGCGCGCCCGCGCCGCCACCGCCGCGGCCTCGATCGCGTGCCACTGCTGCGCGTCCTCGGCGGCGAGCACGAAGCCCGCGAGATAATGCTGGCGCGCGACCGGATAGCCGAGCCGCGCCGTCGCCGCCGCGAGGCCGCGCGCGCTCTCGCCGCGCCGCCCCGCCGTCACCCAGTCGTAATCCTCGATCTGGAGGACGTCGAACGCCGGGTCGGCCCAGCCGGTCGGCAGGTTGGCGCGCACCAGCTCGGGCGCCGCGCGGTCGAGCAGCGTCGGCAGATAGACGAGCAGGTGGCACACGACGTCGGGATATTTCTGCCTCAGGATGGCGCATAGCGTCGCCGTCGATGTCGCGAGCAACGCGCCCGCAGCATCGAGCATCGCGATCTCGGCGGCGCTCCTGGCGCCGTCGATCGTCGCGATCGGCACCGACAGCGGGCCCAGCGCCCCGCGCGCCGCATCGTCGTAGAGGCAGATTTCGCGGTTGCCCGCGCCGTCCGCGGGCATCACCCACCACCACGGCTCGCCGACCTGGAATTGCGGCGCCAGCCCCGCCGCCGCACCGATGCTCAGAAAGCCGCGCGCGACGCGCTGCAGATAGAGCATCGCCGCCTGGTTCGCCGGCGACAGCAGCGTCGACGGCGGCTCCCAGCCGGTCAGCGCGGGCGCGCCCGATGCGCTGCGCTGCTTCCACGCGGCGGGACAATAAGCGTCGAACAGCTCGTAGCTCAGCGACCAGATCAGCCCCAGCCCGCGTTCGGCGCAGGCGATCGCAAAGGCCGCGTGCCAGGCGCGGCACGGCGCCGCGATCGCCCCCAGGGGATCGACTCGCCCGTCGTTCGCCAGCGCGGGATAATGGCTCATCCCGACATAATGCAGCACGTCGCCGCGATAGCCGAGCCGCACGATCTGCTCGACGACGCGCTGCGGCGTCAGGTTGTAGAGATCGTCATAGCCCGTCGCCATGCCCAGCCCGTGCGGCGCCGGCATCGCATCGCCGATCGCGAGCACCGATCCCGACCCGTCGCACGCGATCTCGCTCAGCTCGGCCCAGCCCGTCTGCGCCGCCGCCAGCGCCCCCGCGCTGCCGTCATAGCCCGGCGGCACCAGCGAGATGAACATGCGGTCGATATCGCCCGCCCACACCGGGTCGGCCTCGCCCGGCAGCAGGAAGCCGCCGTCGAGCGCGGCGAAGTCGATCGTCACCCGCGCGTCCTCGGGGGTGCCGACCGCATAGTTCCACAGCCGCACATACCAGGCGCGCGGATCGCCCGCCGCGTCGCGCCCCTCGATCGTCAGCGTCGGCCCGTGCAGCGCGTCGAGCGGCTTGACCCCGCCCGACCGCCAGCGGAACGACAGCACGCAGCGCGAAAACTCGCGGCTCGTCGCATAGGCGAGCAAGGGATGCGAGCGCGTATCGGCCGCCTCCCAGATGATCCCGGCGAGATCGCCCTTGTCGTAAAACACCGCATCGACGCGCAGGCCATGCGCCCCGCTCACGCAGGCCGCCGCCAGCATCGGCCGCGGAAAATCGACGCACCAGTATCGCGGATCGAACCGCTTCACCCACGCCGCATCGCGATGCGCCGGCGGCGCATCCTCACGCGCGACCAGATGATAGGCCATGATGATCTGCCTTTCCCCTCTCCCCGTTCGGGGAGAGGCAACGGAGCTTGGCAGCTTGCTGCCCCAGCGAAGTGGAGAGGGGCGCGCCGCGCGACCCGGCCTGCCTCACCCCGCCTCGATCAGCGCGCTGCGCACCGCGCGCGCGACCTGGCGTCCCGACCGCGCCATGCGTTCGGGGCTCGCGCCCTGCCCGCCATGGACGTTGACCGTGATGCGCACGTCGCGCACCGCGCCGACCCCGCCGCCCGCCGCCTCGATCCGCCCCGCCGCCGTGGGCACGAACAGTTCGGGCCCGCGCTCGCCGACGATATAGCCGCGCCCGCCGCTCACCGGCCCGCCCGTCGCGCGGCCCGGCAGGCCGAGCAGCCCGGCGAGCAATCCGCCCGCGCCGCCGCCCCCGCCCGCCGCGCCGCCGCCGCGCCCGAGCAGCGCGTCGAGCCC